TTAGTTCCACTAGTATCTCCAGTAGATACACCACCACCTCCGCCACCTGTTGATGTTATTGTTGAAAAAATTGAATTACCACCTTGTCCACCTGCTGTTGAACCACATCCAGGATTATTTGTTGTTCCTGCAGATCCTGCAGCTCCTACAGTTACTGGAATTGAAAGTGGAGATGAAAAAGGTCCTAATGGAGTTGAAGATACTAAAGGTGAAGCTGACCAACAACCTGAAACAGCTGATGTTTTAGATTCTCTAAATCCTCCAGCTCCACCGCCGCCGCCATACCAATAACCAGGTTCACCGCCACCACCGCCGCCACCGCCGGCTAATACTAAATAATCTAATTTTGATAAATCTCCTGCACCAGCAGTAATGGCAAAAGTACCTGGACCTGTAAAAGTGTGAACTTTATAATTTGTACATACTGTTGTAATTGTTCCGCCTGTAGCTGCTATATAAGCCTGAGGAACTACTAAATCACTTTTTTGTCCAGAATTAACAACCACCCATCCCTGTGTTGCATCTGCATAAACTAAAGTAACAGCAATTCCTTCTGTAGTCATTTCTACATCACTAGCAGCTCCATCTATATTAGAACCATTTCTTGCTATAGTAATAGAATTTGTGTCTGCTGTATTTAAATAATCTTTTATAGATACAATATTTCCAGCACTTGGTGATGATGGTAGTGTTACAGTTATTGCTCCAGAAGTCGTATTTACAAAATAACCTTCTCCATTTGCTGCTGTAAAATCTCCTGTTTTAATTGCTGTCTGCCAATCAACTGTACCTGTTCTACCAAAACCTGTCTGACTTGCACCTGATGCTAATTGAATAGTATCTCCAGAAGCACCTAAAGTTATTGTTGAACCAGATTGATCAATTATATTTCCACCATCTGAAGCTTGATAGGCATTTGTTTTAACTGCAGCACTTGCTACAACAGTTGTACCATTAATAGTGGTTGTTCCACCACATTTAGTTACTACTGCACTTCCGCACTGATTTTCTATATTATCTACTTTAATTTTACTTGTCATAATTATTGAAATTTATACCTTATCATTACTATACCACTACCACCACTACCACCACTTCCAAAATTAGTTCCTGGATTATATCTTGTTCCTGCACCACCGCCTCCACCTGTGTATGCTGATCCATTTCCTCCTGTAGCTTGTGCTTGTGGACTTGGATATGGTCCATAACCACCACTGCCTCCTCCACCAAAAAGTCCTCCATTTGGAGGTGAATTTGGATTTGGTCCAGCTTGACCAGGAGTTGCTCCATCTCCTCTATCTCTAGTTCCTCCTCCTCCACCAGAGGCAAAACTTTTTCCAGGAGTTGGAGTTGGAACTCCATAAGTTGCTGTTACCATTTGAGTTGTTACTCCAGGCCCACCTTGTACAGGTGTACTACTAGCACTTAATCCCGCACCACCAGCTCCACCGCCACCACCACTAGTGTCTCCTGGTCCTGATCCGCCTGGTGAGTTAGAAGGTGCTCCATTTTGACCTTGAGGAGGAGATACAGGAGGTGTATTTCCTGAACCACCACATCCACCAAAGTGAGCTCCACCACCACCTGAACCACCGTTACTACCATTTTCTGCTGTAGGAGATGGAGGAGATGGGTATCCACCAAAACCACCACCTGCAGAAGTTAAACCTAAAACACTTGAAACTGAACCAGCACATCCTGAATTTACTCCTCCAGGACCTGGTGCTCCACCACCGCCACCACCTACTACAACTGGATATCCTTGTGCTGTAACTGTTACAGAAGAAGGTGTTGCTAAAGGACTAGCAGTATAAGACCCTGAAACACAGTCATCATGTGATTCTCTAAAACCACCAGCACCGCCAGCACCACCTGCACAACCAGTTCCTGCTCCGCCACCACCAGCAAGAATAACATAATCTACTTGGGTAGAACCTGCAGGATTACCTACACAACTGACTGTAAAAGTCCCTGGACCTGTAAATACGTGAGTTTTAAAATTTCCTGAAGTAACTTCTGTTCCACCACTAGCTATAATAAATTCTGGATTTGGTTGTTTATCTGATTCATCTCCTGTATTAACTACAATCCACCCTTTTGTTCCATCTACGTAAACAAGTGTCATAGAAGCACCACTATTTGAAATAATTAAATCTGAAGCACTACCTTGAATATTAGATCCATTTCTTCCTACTGTAATATTATTTGTTCCTGCCGTTTGTGCATAATCTGAAACAGCCATAATATCTCCTGCACTGGGAGAGGCTGGTAAATTAACTGTTCTTACTCCACCTGTTGAATCTATAAAATAACCTTTTCCACTTACACCAGTTGTTGGTGTAGAAGTGACTACGGTTGTTATCCAATCTACAGTTCCTGTTCTGCCAAAACCTGTCTGACTTGCACCTGAAGCTAAAGCTACAGTTCCACCACATCTACCCAAAGTTACAGTAGTTGCATCTACAACAACAGTTTTACTTGCACCACCACCTGTTGTTAAAGTTGTGCCTGATTGTTGTTCAATTGCATCTACTTGAATTTTACTCATTATACTATTACCAAAGTTCCTGTTATTTGTTGTGTTCCAGTGATAGTCACTGGTCCTGCTAATACTCCTGAATCTAAAGTCTGATCTTCATCTAATGTAGAGGAATGAGTTACAACATAACCTGTAGCTGTCATAACTGGTGACATTGCTTTTTTAGCAGGAATTGTACAAAAAACATCTTTTTCTCCTCCTGCAAAATTAACAAGATTATCTGAATTAGTAGATGAAATAACTGTATCTCTAGAAAGAGTATCTGGAGTTGCATCAGTAACTGTACCTATACCTGTTTCAAATTCTGTTTGAGTTGAATTAGTAATACAATAATAAGTTTTATTAGTTGTACCAATACCTGTTACAAAAGATTCAAAACCTTGTGAAGCACCAGCTAAACTAATAGTTCCAGTTCCAGTAGTAGTACTTGTTTCTTTAACTCTATCATTAATGACGAGTGCAGCCATAAGTAGTACTCCTTTAAGCTATTCTAATTAAACCAGCACTAGCATTAGCAGTTGGAAATTGTAATTCAAAAGTTCCGTTTGTTGAAGTTTTAACTCCTCCAAAATCTAAAACTGCAATTGCAGAGTTAGCATTGTTTGCATTATACAAAAGTGCAGCTTGAGCTGAAATTGTTGCATTAGGAAATGTAACATTGTCTGCATCAAAAATTGCTGTAGTTCCATCTACAGAAATTGCAACATTAGTTAATGTATTTCCACCTGTAGTATAATTCGTAGCTACGTTTCCTGTAACTTCATCTGCAGTTATATAAACAGATGTAGTTGCATTCAAAGTTGCTGCATTAGTATAAAGTGCACATTTAAGAGATTGAGCTTCAAGGTTTCCACCAGGCGACATCAAATCTTGTTTAAATACTGTGCAAATCGCTTGTGTTATTGCCATATTATTGTCCTCCAGTTAATGTGTTTGTACCAACAGGGCTACCTGGAAACTTATAGTCAGTTCTTCTTCTTCTACGAGCTTCGTTGTTAACAGTAGTAACTCTTGTATTATACAAATTTTGATATATAGTATAATCTTCCATGTTCTTTGTAAAGAGATTTGCTTCAGCTAAACAACCATATAGTAAAACATCTGGAATAGTTTCAGTATACCAATTAGTAGTGTTAGTGTTAGATAATGGATTAATTTTTCCTTGATATCCTAATTTAAGAGTATAAGCTTGATCTGGTGTTGGAGCTAAATATACTCGATCATCATCAAAATTAGCAAAATATTTAGGTTGACCTTGTAAAGCTGAATTAGGCCAATATTCTTGACAGAAAGCTAAAGTTTTCATTTCTAAATAAGTAACTTGAGTACCTACAGTTATAGTTAAATAATTAAATAACATAGGTTCGATAGCAGTAGGAAGATTTACAAATCTATCTCCTGTAATTGCTGTAGTAGTTACATTTTCATTAAAACCTATAGGATCAATATCTCTTGATAATGAAGAAAATGTATTATCTATAAAAGTATCTAGTTGATTATTAAAATCTGTTCCAGTATTTTCTGCCCATGTTTGTATATCAGTCTTTAGACTGCTGTAAGTCATTGCCATTTTTATTCTCCACTTTTACTTCATCGTCAATCTTAAATTTAGTCCATACGTGTCCTGCAAATGGATAAGTTCCATAATGAGTTAAAGGACTACGAAGATCAACATGTATCTTACCGCCTATCTTTTGCCATAATCTACAAAAAGCATAATCTTCTGATAAATATCTATTACTTTTTTCATCAATAATACAGTCAAAAAATGCGTAACAGTTGTTACTTCCATACTTTTTTCCATTAATAATTTGATCGCTAGTATATTTAAGATTAGAATATGCTTCAATCATTTTTCTAAAAACTTCTTTTTTAATACACATAAATCCAGTTGCCGCATCCATTACCTCTGTAAAACCATTTTCTACTTCAATATTATTAGGATCTGAAAAATTAAGATTATAACCTAAAGCTCTTTGTTCTAAATGTTTATCACTTTTTTTCATTAATTCTGGAATTCTTTCCCAATCAATAGATTTTCTAGGATATACACCACAAGCTACATCATAATCAGATAGTACCATACGACTTACTGCATCTCCATTAAATCCTATATCAGAATCAATAAACATTAAATGTGTAAAGAGATCAGGGTTATCATCATCTGCATCTAAAAACTGGCTTACTAAAGTATTTCTAGCTCTAGTAACTAAACTTTCATTTCCCATTGTATTTAAATGTACTCTATAATTATTCTTTGCTGCAGATTGAGTTACACTCATAACTCCATGTAAATATCCTTCAGAAAGTTGACCGCCATAACAAGGTGTTGCGATCATAACACTCAATGTTTTATTTTTTATCATGTAATAACAACTGTAACATTTCCTAATGAAGTTGTTAACAAATTTGTATTATTTAAATACCATGTTGTAGGAAGAGTTGCAACTCCTACATAAACAGATTGACCAGATGTGTTTTGAAAACTTGGTAAAGCAGTGACTTGATTAGGAACACCGCCGGTAGATGATCCAACTGCACCTCCACCTGTTCTTGCTGCTTGTGTTGCAGATATGTTAGCTGATGGTCTAGCATTTTGTAAAGTTTGTGCATCAGTAAAATAAGTTAAATCTAATTGTGGTTGTTTTGGTTCCCACTCTGAAGTATGTACAAACATTCCAGTCCATTCAAATACCATTTCTTGATAAGGAAATCTTAATCCTGATCTATCTGAAATTGCATAAGCATATTTTCCTCCAGAAAATTTTGCAGAAGGTGCTCTATGAGGTCTAGTACTTGCTGGTACTCTAGCCATTATGAATAAAAACTCGTCCCTGTTGCTGGTAAAATTCTAGTTGAAGGAGTATCATCGCCAGCAACTAATCGTTGATATGCTTCTTCATAATCTATTTTTAAAGTTTGTTGTGTAGCTGGAGCAACACCAGTTCTTTTTTTAGAAAGATAATAAGCAAGTCCTGCGCACATACACTCGAAAGCTCTAAATGGTACATCTATATTTTGTTCTACTCCACTAACAGTAGAAGCTGTAATATCTTCTATTTTTCTCATTCGATAATAAGTAATAGTATAATTAGTATCAGGAGCTGGATAAATTTTTAAAATAGGTGTACTTAATCTTTGTAAATAATATTGTGTAGGTCTAGCTTGTGTAGTTTTATTTGAAATTGCTGCATAATCATTTAATCCTAATG